TCTACATTGATTGTAGAGGAGAAAGATGCGTATTGTTCAATCGTTATCTCGGAATAAGCGGCCAAAATTAACTCCCAATTTAATTACCTATTTAGTCAAACTGGGAGTTTGGAACTAAGGTCTTTCTGGCCAAGTAAATGTGTCTGGAAATCCAGGTTGTAATGAGATATCTCTTAATTGTTGACGATAAACAGCCCAAGCCGTTTTCTTTTCCTCATTAAGTGGACCATCTGGCATTTGAGTCCAGTCACTTAGTGTGAGTAAATGATTTCTCTGTGAAAGTATTGTGAATTTTTGAAATTCAATTCTGGATGTTTCTAAAATATTGTCAATCATTATTGTGGACCGTATAAAGTTGGATTAAATGTAGAACTAGATAGTGCCATAATCTTATTAACCCGAGTGTCGGCAGTATTAAAGTCTTGGAGTGGCGATTGTACTAAAGTCCATGAAGATGTATTTGGATTAGCTTGACTACTGCTATATAGATAAACCCTGCTGTTACTCAAGCCAGCTAAAACATACCATTTACTGTCCACAGAATTGTATGCAACTGAAGTTGGGGTTCCATATGTTGTAGGGAAGCCACTAACAAAAGTCCAAGTTGTGCCAGAACCCATTGTTTTTGTAACCAAATAATGAGAACTTGCAATAGCACCCACAGACAACCAATAAGTGCCATTATGAGTTAAAGCAATTGGATAATAAGTGCTAGAAGTGCCGTGCGTACTATCTCCAAAATTATAAGTTGAATAATTTAAACCACCATCTGTTGAACTAGCTATACCTACTGTGCTAGGTCCATTGTGTCCAAGAATAACTTCTGTAGAACTACCCACAAATTGGCCCGTATAATAGTATCTACTAGGTACAGACCAAGAGTATGACCAAGTATTACCATCTTGTGAGTACAGAACATATGAAGTTCCCCCATCAATAGCATAGATTAAAAAATATGAGGATCCTTGAGTTCCATTATCTATAAAATTTATATAATATGCGTAAGTACCACCACCGCTAGTAATCGAAGTGAGTCCGGTAATGGTCGCAGTTGCTGAGTTTAGATTGAAAGGAGTATCTGGCCCATTAGCCCATATATTACCACCACTTTGAGCAATTGCGACAACCACGTTTCTACCTGTATACTTATTTACAGCTGCATCAAAACCAACACCGGTACCGGATATATTACCCGCTATTGTTGTCCAATCGATACCATCTTTTGAGCGTGCTACACCTTTAATTATACTATTACTGTTGTTAATATCAACTGTACCTTGGAAATTAGCTATCAACTGATTATTATAAAAATCTCGTTTAATATTATAAGCAGAACTTAAGCTAACATTTCTATTAGAGGTCATACCTAAGTAATAACCTATGTCTTCTGCTGGATATCCTGCCCATTTTAAAGTACCGGAAACAGTAGAAGGATTTTGTAGTACATATACAGAACCTCCACCAAAATATCCCTGTGGTCCAGAAAGTATTAAACTTCCTGATGTATATAAAGAAGATACTGGAGTTGACCAAGTTGGCGCATTGGTACCATTTGAAGTTAGGACTTGACCAGCTGTTCCTGTTGCCAACATTGCAGTAGCACCAGCTCCTGTTTGATATGGTATTGTTCCTGCTGATCCACCTGCCAAGTTGTTTGCTGTATTACTGACACCTAGAGCCGCATTGGCCGCAGATGTTATTCTACCAACAGAATCGACTGTGATAATTGGAATAGCACCAGCACCACCATAAACACCGGATGTTACGCCAGTGTTGGCCAGAGCTGCAGATGTAATCGTGTTTGCTGTAATACTATTAGCTGTAATTCTTGAGATTGGCATAGTTTTTTCTTTTTACCTATTTAGTCTGTAGTGCTTATTTATCTTTTTGCTGGCTTGGTGTAATGATGGCGGTTGAATTAATCCTATCAATCGACATATAGCCTTGGCAAGTTACATTATAATCCACTCCATTTGCATCCTTCTCACTCTTAACAGGTGCAGTAATATCTAAATTCTTAAACAAGTATTCTTTACCATTCTCAAACACACGCCAAACATGGTCTATAGTCCCACGTCCAGATTGTCCACGACTTTTATTAAACCTAATTTGATAAGTGTTCATATAACCTCAGCAGAAGGAATATTACAGATAATGTTTGGTTCTGAAACAACTGTTAAATTAAAATGTACGAATTTAATAGGTAAATCTGAAGCATGACGAGTGAATGAATGTGCTAACCAAGAATTTGTGAAAATCATTAAACCAGGTTTTGGTTGAAAGTTAATCATTTTACTAGCAAAAGTTGCTTTAGTTATATCAGTTTCAGGTAAATCTATTTGAACTTTTGCAATACGTGGATCATGGAATACAACTTTTGAGCAATTTTCTGGAGCTTCTAAAAAATAAAATCCCACAATTTGAGAACCATAACCGTGAACATGTTGGTCCATTGCAGAATGTTTATAATGTTCCTGTGTCCACATTTCCATGTAGGATATTGATTTATCCTGCATATCATAACCTTGGTCATTAAGAATATTCCAAGAAGTTGCACCAACAAATTCTGTAAACTCTAACAAACGAGGATCGTTGTAATAACTACTAGTCATATGCAAAGGATACATTTCATCCAAATCTTGTTCTTTGCGTTTAATCTCTAAATTTTCTTCAGAAACGGTATTAACTATTTCTAAAAAGTCGGGCCTTTCAATCAAATAAACAGCACTTGGAAATTGAAGCTCTACTTGTAACTGAGTATTTAAAACCTCAGATTTAATTAATTTTTTAGATTTTTTTTTAGATACACTTTTTGCCATAATATACTTTCTTAGTCTTGCATATAATTATATATGCACTCGCACAATTGATTATCAATCAGTTTGACTAACTGTTATCCATTGCCATGCAAAGAAATCAAAAATCACATATTCATTATCATCAACCGGTTTAGGCGGTTTAGGTGGTGTATCTTTCCAATTGTTATCTGCACCGCACCAAAAAGTCATAATGCCAGCATTAATTTTTGTTTGGTTTTTTTCTGGTCGTGGAATTGGTGGAACCATCTTACCAATATTTTTATCAAAAACCCAAGCTGACCAATTTTCGCTTTGAGGTCGTGAATTAAAAATATCAATAATAAACTGTTGTGCAACTGTTTTTTCTTCTTCGGTCATGTTACGTACATTCCACACATCAGTCCAAACTCCATCTACTTTTGCATAGACTGGTTCATTAGATTCTAAAACTTCATAGATGCCAGGAATAGGACGCTCAACACGAACAAATGGTTCCCAGTTTTCAGGAATCATATCAAATGCTTGTAAAAGATTATCTTCAAGTGCAGGATGATTTTTTGGTTGTCCGTTTTCAATTTCAATGTAAAGTTTCATTATGTTCTCCAAGAATTAAAGGTCACCAGTACAAGTTGAAGGGAAACTGCGAGTTGTGCCAGGATAGATGATACGGACTGCGCCATTTTTTCCTTGTGCGGCAGAACCTGGATAATAATAGTAATATGTACCGCAGCATGTGCAGAATGGACCCTCACGGCGGCCGCCAGAACCACCGCCGCCTCCACCATAATTACCACCTGTTGTGCCGTTGTTATTTCCAGTAGCGTTAGTACCAGCAGTACCACTAGAACCTGCGCCGCCGCCAGTAGCTGTATTTAATGAAACAGTTCCACCAGCACCAGTTGATCCTTTTCCAAAAATTCCAACGCCACCGCCACCTGCACCGCCAGTGTAACTTAAACAACCACTTCGTTGAGCGCCGCCACCACCGCCACCGCCTGCGCCACTGCAAGCAGCTCCAGCAGAACCATTGTTGAGCGGCGGTTGTCCAGCTCCACCAGCGCCTGAATAACCACCAGCACCGCCGCCAGAACCGCCTGCATTACCGCCGCCTTGGCCACCAGCACCACCAGCACCACCAGTGCCAGTATATACTATTCCTGCAAGGCCGCCAAGAAATCCTGGTCCAGCTGAACCGGCACATCGAGCACCGCCGCCTCCACCAGCATTAACATATGTTGTGCCAGAATAACTGAACGTTGAATTAGCCCCAGCACCACCAGCAGAAGGTTGGCCACCAGTCGTACCTCCATTGCCTACAACAACTGTGTAAGAAAGACCTGGAGTTACAGTTTGAGAATTAACATATGCTAGTGCACCACCTGCACCTCCGCCAGCACCGGTCTTACAACCGGTACCAGACTGATTACAACCATAACTACCAGTTCCACCGCCACCGCCGCCGCCAATAGCTACAACTGAAACAGAAGTAATTCCAGCAGAAGGAATCCAAGTATATGTACCAGAAGAAGTGTATGCTTGTTGTCCTATTGCTATTCCAACACTGCCACCACTTTTCTTAAAGGTTGTTCTTATCGAGCCAGTAAATTTTCTTTGTAAAGGCATAATTAATAGAAACTTTGTACAGATGCAAAAACATTATATGTTGGAGTTGCAGCAGTTTTAATAACTGTTACTGTATAAATGTCTGTGTTTGCGGGAGTAATAGATGCTGGTGCACCGCCTGCCCATTTTGGAGTAATAGAACTTCCATCAATTTGGAATCCACTTATGTATTTTGGTGTTGAACTGTTTGGATTGATAATCACAAACGATGCAGTATTACCAACTGGCATACCACCAAGTCCCACAAAGTTAACAGTTGAGTTTGCTGATGAATTAGCAGTAAACACTAAGAGTGGTTGAGACACATTGATAGTTGTATTTGCACCCATCAATGTAGAAACGTTTGCAGTTTCAAATACTGTACTGAGAAAACTAGTTGCGCCAACAAAGTTTATGTTTCCAGTTGTAAGTGTGGATGATAACTTAGCACCAGTAATAGAAGCATCAACAATGTTATTAGCATTAATTGCTGTTAAACCCAACTTGTCACCTGTTACTGCACCAGCAAGAATCTTTTGTGATGTTACAGAACCATCGGATGGAATAGAAGCACTTGCACCTAAACCTAAGAATATAACCTCAACGTTATTTGTTCCCAACGGAGGAGCTTCAGAGAATACAAGTGTTGTACTGCTAAGACTATATGAGTCTGTTTGTTGACGGACACCACCAACAAACACTATAATAGAACTTGTTGCTAATGGTGCTTCACGTAAGGTGAAGTTAACAGTTGTATTGTCACCACTAAAGGTGTCAATAGCAAATGTTGCTGAGCTGGGAGAATTTCCGATATAAGCCATAATTCTTTATTTATGTTGTTGGGTTTATTCTATTTATCATGCAATTGCCAAGAAGATGTAGGTGCCGCCAGATTCATTAATTGGATAATTAGTAGAATCGTTATTAACAATGAAACCTGCATTAGCTGGATCAACAGCATCATAAGCTGTTACTTCAGCGGCCGGCGTGTTTGATTTATAGAATGGATCATTTCCAGAAACAATACCTCGAGCAGTATCAAATACATACCAATCACCAATTGAATCAGTCCGTTTGATTAAAACAAACCTAGCACCAGCTGCAAAGCCACAATCAATTGTTTGTGTTGAACCATTACCTGTGTATGAACCAACTTTGGAAACACCAGGACAGGTGGCAAATAGGTAAGCAACATAAGTTTGCGTATTGTCGTTCAAGTTGGTTGAATTACCATCTGCTTTAAATGTGGTACTTGTTGGTTGCCAAACAGTGCTAGTAGCACCAGTGCCGATGCCATCACCAGTTGCTGTTGAATTTAAAATGAACCACAATGTATTAAAAGAAGGTAATATAGGATGATATACATACCAATTTTCAGAGGCACTTCTTTTTTTACAAATAATAAGTTCAGGCGTAACTCTAAGATTGTGATTTATATATTGTGTTGAGGCTCCGTTTCCCGTATAGCAAACTATATCAAAGAAACCGGGAGCACGCCTCAGAAGATAATTTACAATTCCCCATCCAAAATTGTTGACATAACTATAAGTTAAATCGGATCCCAAAGATATACTGCTCATATTAAAAGATGTCACAGCATCTGTTGGAGAGGTCTCAGAGGCACCTTGTGATGTTAAGAGTTGCCGGCCGGCTCCTCGCAACCTGTCTACAACGGTACCAGGGCCACTGCCTGTAGTTGTAGTTTTTATCAGAGCCAAATCAGGCGGAAACCCAGCTGTTACCACATCATTAGCCCCTGTTCCAGTTCTTGTTACAGGACTAAACACACTAGTCCCCACAGTAGGCACTTTCATCGGGCCTCTGCGAATTGCTATGTAGATGTAGGTAGCGGATGCAGAAAGGGTTGCGTTGGCATAGAAGCCTGTGGCATTGATGTTAACTAAACCACCACCCGATTCAGCGCCAGAAGTGTTAGCAAATAAAAATCTAGCTAATCCATCAGCAGGCAAACCACGCATTGTGTCAATCACAGCCCAGCCATTTACTGCGCTTGAGCTTTTTACTAATAACCATTGAGGCTCATAGCCAAGGTTTACAGTTGCACTACCCGCACCATCGGCAGTTACAGACCCACACGAAATCACATTGTCTGAACCAGTCAGGCCAAAGCCGCCTGCATTGTGGGCAAAGAGGTAGGCTACGTATGTTGCACCAGAGTCATTGAATCCTGAAGCCACATTGCTATTAATCCAATTTGGATTAAATGTGGAAGAATCCATATAGCTTGGGCCTGGAGATGTAATAGAACCATCATAAAAAGCAGCATCAGTATTGTTTAAATATATTCCAACATAATTTCCATTAGACTTTCGAATCATCGTAAGCCAATTACTTGTTGAACTTGTTTTCTTTATAATGATAGCTCCAAACATCGAACCCAAATTATGACTAACAATATTTGTAGTTCCTGTTCCTGTATAGGTCACAATATCAAAGAACTTTGCTTGCTCTCGGAAGGTCCATGAGACGTATGTTTGATTATTAGTATTTACTGAAGTGTTATAGTTAGTGCCTAATGAAAAACCATTAGAATTAAAACTTGATACCTCAGTACCGGCAGTGTTAGTTTGATAACCATCGGTGGAATCAGAATGCAAAACTTTGTTTTGTCCTCCATCTGTATTGTATAAAGCATGTTGTGTTGAAGCATTGCTTCTGTTTTTAAGCCAAACCAAACCACCTTTTGTAGACAAATCAATCCCATTGGTAATAGTCTGTGTAGAGCCATTGCCTGTGTAAAGGTACGTACTGAATACATCTTCAATATATGTTGGCGTTGCTGCACCACCAGCCGCATAAACATTATAAGCAGCTTTACTCATTAAAATTGTCCTAGAACTGAAGTAGCGTAGTAGTTTGTTCCACCATCAATAGTGTATAGAGCAATCGTATCAACATAACCAGCAGTTGTGGATAATGTTGGTGCTGTGTTTGATGGCCATTGAATACTAGATGGCCATGTAAGTGCATAGCTTCCAGTTTGTGACAACTGAATTAAAAAACTAAATCCTGTCAGACTAGGTGGTGGGCTAGTAAAGATAACATTGGCTGCAGAGGTCACTACAGTTTTAAAAATTGTTGCACTAGCCAAGTTGCAAGTAATGTTACCAGATGCAATAGAAACGTTAGAGAATGTTTCTTGGTATGTTTGTGCTTTAACGTTACCGCTAATATTTACATTACTAGTTATTGTTGGCGCTGTTAATGCACCACCAACAGTAAGAGGACCACCGGTCGATAAACTTGTTGCTAATTGAGTGCCAGTTACGGTACCACTTGAAATTAAATTACCACTAACTCTAGTTAAAGCCATTTTTTATTCTCTTATTCTGGTTTAGTTGGCCACACAATATTGAATGGGTCAGACTGTTCTGTAACATCTCTTAATGCTTGGCGATATGTAGACCACTCTGTTGGCATTGGAGTAACTGTATCTGCGGCACGGATGGATAACCAATCTGTATCTTTCAACAAAGAATCTCTCTGTGAACGGACTTGTGTCCATCTCTCAGTATTACGTCTGGCCATGAATGATTCTTCATGTTGAGCCTTTGTTGTTGTTACACCTTCTACTGTGGTGTCTGAGAATAGGTCTACTACTTCCCAGTTTTGTACCCAATTGCCTAGGCTATCCTGCACAACACCATTCAAACGGATGGTTTTCAATGGGTCTGTATTGCTTGGTTGTGGTGCTTGTAGAACTGGATCGATTCCAATAAACTCACAAACAGATGCATCCCATACTGCTGGAAAAGATGTGTTCCAATGTAGGCGTCTTACTTCGCCTTGATTTAAAACTTGGCCTGTTTCTCTGATTCTATAGTCTGACATTTTTATTCCTTGATGTTTGGATAGTTAGATTGATATTCTCTAACTGTATTATTTATGCGATTGCTAAAAAGAAATATGTGGCGGATGCTACATTGACTGGGAAATTGGTGTCGTCATTATTAACAATAAAACCAGAATTGGCAGGGTCTACAGCATCATAAGATGATGTTTCAGCAAATGCTCTATTCAAATGTAAGAATGGATCATTTCCTGAAATAATTCCTCGAGCAGTGTCAAACACATACCACTCAGAATTTGCGTCTGTTCGTTTAATCCAAATAAGCCTAGCACCAGCAGCAAAGCCACAATCAATTGTTTGTGTTGAGCCATTACCTGTATACGAGCCTACTTTGGAAACACCAGGACAGGTTGCAAATAGGTAAGCAATATAAACATCAGGTGAGATGTTTGTGGATGCTGAAATGCCGCCAACTGAAAATACAGATGAGGTTGGTGCTTGATTATTCCAAGCATGTATATCTGTTCCAGCAGCATATACTTGATTTATAAAAAAAGTTTTATTAGTACCTACAGTTGAAGAATATACAGTCATACTACCACCTGAAATTCTATTTTTCACAATGATAAACTCAGGTATAACTCCTAAGTTATGTGGAATATCTCGAGCAGAAGCTGTTCCTGCATAACCAACTATATCAAAAAATCCTGGAGCTCGGCGAAATCCATAAACCACCTGGCCAGTTGAGGCCAAACCATTACCTGAAAATCCAGCCCGCATAATATTATTTGAATCTTGGAATGGACAATTATAATAAGATGAACTAAATGATGCAGTTGTTACAAATGCACCAATGGCTTCTTCTGCAAGAGTACCTGGTGAACTAATTCGATTAGCTGGTGAATTAGTTCCAAGTTGTGGAAATCCTCTAAGTCTGTCAAAAAATTGTGCTGAATTACTACCATTAAACCTATCACGGAAATATAATGCCATGTCTCCGTTTTCCATAGAAATTCCACCACCAAGCGTACTATCAACTTTAGCTAATGAAAAAACACTTGATGCAACCGTAGGAACTTTCATCGGGCCCCGGCGGATGGCAATGTATATGAAAGTTTGGTTTGATGCTGACTGATAGGTGTTACCATCGACAGTAAAACCAGTTGCATTTGGAATAAATCCGTGAGATGTTCCACTACCTAAATCAATTTCTCTGAAATTGCCCTCAGCAACTAAAACTTGTCCTTTGGTGTTGGAGTTGTAATTTACGGGATCTTGGCTGGGAGCATGAGCACCCCTTATACTATCTGATATTACTCCACGGCCTCCATATTGCGAACCTTTAAAAAGAACCCATTGCGGTTCCCAACCAAGAGTCACAGAAGCCTTTGCATTACCGTCAGTAGTAAATGACCCACACGAAATCACGCTGTCAGTACCTGTTAGGCCGAAGCCTCCGGCATTGTGGGCAAAGAGGTAGGCAACGTATGTGTTTCCGGCTTCTCCACTATCAGCGTTGACTTGTGAGTTGTTGCCAACCGTAAATGTTGTGCTTGTTGGATTAACTGTGGTAGAGTTATCTCCAAAATAGTTAGCTGCGCCACCTGTGGTTTGTGCGTCCGTAGTATTAAGTTTTATGTAATTTCCTGCTGTTAAACTTCTATGCCAAACATTCCAATCACCCACGTTACCACTTCTTTTTATGATAATCATACCTGGTATAGAGCCAAGGTTGTGTGACAAATTCTGTGTGGTACCATTTCCTGTCCAAGTCACAATATCAAAGAACTTTGGCTGCTTGCGGAATGTCCATGCAACATTTTTAGTATCAACTTGGTTTCCATTCGCATTATCAGTAAAATAAAATCCTGAAGTTGAAGGAAACGTAACGTATGATGGGCCGCCAGTTGCGCCTGAGTTGTTTGAATTGAGTGGATAACCCAAGCCTCTAGTGGTGTCAATCAAAACATGGCTAAAAGCATTATCTCTACTTTTAATCCAAATTAACCCACCTTTTGTAGCTAAATCAATTCCATTATTGATAGTTTGTGCGGTGCCATTACCCGCATAAACATACGTACTAAACACATCTTCAATATAGTTAGCTCTAGCCGAGCCAGCTGCGCCTTGCTGCAATAATTTAGGAGTTAATGACATAGATTATGCTGTGTAACCAATCAATGAAGAACCACGCCATGTAGTTCCAGTATTAGCTGTTGAGAAGATTAATAAGTCTTTACCTGAAGATGTTAGTGTTGGTGCAGTATTGGCTGGCCACCTAACAGCTGCTGGGAATGTAACAGTATATGCACCGCCATTTGCCAACTCAATAACAAAAGAACTATCTCTTGCGACAGGAGCACCAGTGAATACAAATGATGTTGTTCCTGCTGGATTTACAACAAAGTAATTTGCAAGTGCTACGTTAATCGTATTACTTGAGGTTGCCAATGTTACTACGTTCATAGCAACACCACCATATACATCTAATGACGTATTGGCAATTGCACCGGATGTATTACCAACCGCAAATGGTCCACTTGAGAATGTTGGTACTGCACTAAACGCTACGTTAGCTGCATAGGTCACACGACCATCTATGCCAACTGTAACAACTGGAATCTGTGTTGCGCCACCATAAGAGCCGAATGTCACACCAGTATTACTTAAATCAGAAGATGTAATTGTATAGGCTGCAATTTTGGCACCAGTGACTGCACCATCGGCAATAGATGCCGTTAAAACTGTACCATCACTAGGTACAAATTTACTTATGATACTGTTTCTATATGTGACAAGAATGTTACCAGTACCGGACGATGGAGCACCGTCAAACGTAAGTGTTGTTCCACTTACAGTATAAGCCGTAAATGGGTCTTGTTGGACATTGTTAACGATAACTTCAATATCACCAGTAGCAAAAACTGTTCGTGATAATGTAAAAGCCGTTGTCGTATTATCACCATTAAACCTTTCGGTCAATGATACGAAAGCTGATGTGGATGGTGTATTACCGATATACATTAACTAATCTCCAGCACCGATAAAATAACGTCTGCGTTGGCGGTTGCTGAAACCTTAATTGCATCAGTTGCTTCCAGTACCAATTTTTGGTCTCCGCCAATTGGAACTAAAGCACCACCAACTGCAATAGTTGCTTCTTTAACCATGAAATAGTCTGTGCCACCAGCCGTAATGAATACGTTAGCGCTAATTGGTGCTGTAGTCATATTAGCAATACTCATGCCAATGACTGTTGCTTGAACACCAGCGCCAGCAGTAAATATAGTCTGTGCAGCTGTGTTTGCATTTTTAACGTGATAATTTTTAAAAGAATTGGCCATGTTTTGATATCCTTAATGCCGTATTTATATTAGCCTAATGCTATTGCAAAGGCAAGACTGTCGCCAGTTGATGCTATTGCAGCATTCGCAATGTTGGCGTAAATTGCTGTATTAGCAGAACCTGAAAGCTGTGTAACATTTAAATTGCCACCAATTGTCACATTTGTGTTGGCATAGAATGTTGCTGAGTTGCCACCATCTGTTAAGTTGTTGGTCGTAGTGATTAAAGACTGTGAAGCACCCAACCATTGTTGGAATGTATTTGCCGTGGTTAGTTGATTAATTGCCATTATTGTCCCTTAGACGCAATCTGTTGTAACAGAGATTTGATTTCTCTGAATTCATCTTTTATTGATGCTATTTCATCAGATAAGGATTCGACAGTTGTTTTCATATCTTTTTTATACTTATGTTCCATCATAGCACCACGATTAATATTAATAATCGCTTTGCTTTTAGAATCCCTGACCAGGTCAGGGTGGCCTTCTACTTTGTATTCCATATTATGCCAATGCAACTAAACGTAGGTTTTTACATTTTGGTATCTGAGAACTATCATCAGACAAGAATACAATCTTAAATACGATTGCATCAAACTGTGGAAGGTTTTCTACCAATTTTTCTACTTCATTAAATTCACCACCAAGAGAAGCTTGAACAGTTATGCCAGTAATTTCGGTATACTCTTTTTCTCTCAAATCAACTGTATCACCAACTTCACTAATCTTGTAGAAGAACTTGATGTTAGCGTTTGTTGGTTTGGCCACATCTACGTAGAACTTAAACGAAGTAGATGGGTTGGTAAAATCGATTTCTCTTGTAATGTATTTAGAATAGGCTGATCCGTCATATGCAGCTTCTTCTGCAATGAAGTTTCTACCATTTGTGATAGTGTATGTTGCAGTTGCATTTGTGGACACATTTTGTGCGCTTACATTGTACACAGATAAATTTGTACCAGCATCTGTAACATCAATCACTCGGTATTGACCAGCATTTACACCGTTATTAGCGGTAACATTAATATATGTACCCTTAATAATTGATGTGGCATTAATCTTGTCTTGTGAACCTGATAGTGTAATCAGGCCTTGAGCACCAGACACTTGAGTAAAGATAATGTTATTAGCATTAGCAATAGTAACAATATCATTTGCAGAGACTTTATTTTCTGTACCGTATGTTGGGTTGTTAATCAAGTTACGAGCATACACACCACCAATTTGTTTAGTGTCAATCACTGGTGAAAGCAAGCTAGAAGACGTTGAGAATTCAATTCTATGAATAAACGGATTAGTGTTGCTCATTGCAACTTGTTTATTCACATTACTTGCCAATGTCTTAGTAGAATTGAAGTTTACATCATCTAATGCAATTGTAGTAAATGCAGAATCAACGCCATACGTGGATGAACTGGTTGTCTTAATCTTATTAACCAATGTTGTACCGGATGGAACAACGGCAGAGATTACAGGATAGTAAGTGTCATATGCAAAGTCTGTAGAAACTTGAATACTAGCACCACCAGTACGTGTTGTTTGCGTAATAGCATTCGACACATTAGATGGCAATGTAATTGTGTATGAATCTAATGTTACATTATCAATTGTAAAGGTTTGAGCATTTAATGAACTTACATTGATACCAAAGAAATTAGAGTTAGCAGATGAATTAATCAGATTACCATTTAATGGGAAACCATTAAGTTTGATTGAAGAACCTGTAACTTGGCCATGTGCTGGATGAATCACACGCATGATGTTAGAGTTTGCGTAAACTTCAAATGGGTCAATACCCAAAGAAATTTGGTCATAATATTCATCATCAACATTAAACTCAACAACACCAGTTACAGACGTATCAAATTCTGCACGATACAAATTAAACTTCATATCTTGGAATTGGTCAGCCTGCCACGTTGAAGCATTTTGTGATTTGAACAATACACCAATATATGGTTGTTCAGAAATAAATGTATTAGTTAGGATGTCAAATTCACCAACTTGTGCAATCCAAACTCTATAGTTGATAGAATCGGACAACAGAACAAAGGCGTATTCACCAGAATCTAAGAATACTGGACTCTCAAAACTAATTGATGTTGCTGTGCTACCATCAGTTGATGTATTAATGTTAGTAGGATAAACAACAACTTCAGATGATGGCAAAATAAACGAACCAGGAACACCGTTTTCCATTTTGCGAATTTGAACACGCATTGGAATAGTATCATCTTTACTTGAGAAGTAAACATCAAGTTTAGACAAGTAGATTGGTGTATTGATAAAGAATGATTGAGCTAATGGGTCCATGCCACCAGCAGACAAACAGTTTGCACCATAAGAATAACCAGCAGTTGGCTCTGCCTTAACTGTTGTAAGTACAGCTGACTGAGCATCACCTTTCCAATAATTACTTGTATTAGTTGCATTAGGTACAGCACCGTTTATAGCTGCAATTGCATATGTAATTTGTTTAGCTGTAAAATCAGAAGCTACTTCTTTTGTTCCGCCATTGTTTAAATGGATTTCTGTAATGCCATTAACACCATTTTTGCCTTGTTCGTTATTTCTAATACCCGCATCAGTAATTTGTTTCGTGAGTGCATACAAATCAGCAGCTGCTGTATTATAATCGCCAATTGTAATTAAGTCAGGAGAAATTGCACCAACGTCAACAAAAGCGCCACCATTAACACTAGAAGCGCTAATCAAAGCATTAATACTTGCATAACCTTTGTTGGTAACTTGCTTAGAAAAAGAATCATACCAATATTGTTTTTCATTAGGTGCAGGATTGCGGCCAAAGGCGTAACGATAAGTCACATCCAGATAATCTGGCGTTGGTGGCACAGGAGCTGGAGCAGGATCTGGTTCAACATATTCATCAACATATGCCGATGCAACATAAGTTGGAGGTGGTTCCAAAATAACTTGTGCAGCTGGAATCGGCTTCTTAATCAACTGGCCATTTGAATTAAATTTCGCAACAGCAAAAGTTTCAAAGTCAGTACCACCAGCTGTAGAATCTGTTACAACAAACGTTGATTCACCAGTTGGCAAGTTAAACAAATTAGCCAAGTAATGGAACTCACCTGTAAGTTTACCTGTTTCATCAGTAATCAAGTTTTGTGAGTTTGCAGTTGCTGCAGCGGCCAATGCAGAGTTAGCGCCAATAGGATTTGTATTGATGCTATTACAATAGTTTGTAACATTGATGTTATCGAAGAATATATTAACTCTTGTCTTAGGTTTCATGCCCTCAGCAGTAAATGTAATTTTCACTGAGCGCATTTTTGGAACAAGAGCAGAATTTGTTACCAAATCATTGTTTGTTTTAGTATCTTGTCCCTCTGAAACAGCATAGTCAAGACCTGTCCTATCGTCTGTTCTTTGGCTGCCGTAATAGTTGGTTCTCCAATTACCCCAAACTGCATTATATGTACCCTTAGATTGTGAGGTAGCACCGAATTGGTCATAGTTGCCATTTTCATTTTTAGCAACCATCGGCAATTCTTCTTCACTAAACCAGATATCTGATGGTGGATCCAACTTGATAGAACCAGTCCATGTGATAACACTAAATGGGTTAATGTTTTCTGTCTTACTTGCCTTTTCATTTTTAATGTATGAAACGTCAGTATATGGCAAAGTAATCAAATCGTTTGTTAAAACATAATTGTTTGCAGTTCTTGCTGGTGTTGTTAAATTAATTTCTTGCAACGGAACAAATTGTGTTTTGGAAAGAGGTCTTAATTCTTTCTTAGTGTAATCAATAGAAACACCATAGTCACGGTTATAAACATCACCAACACCATGGCCAGCAAAGTTATCTACAACAAAACCATTTTTGAATCGGTCAAAACCATTTGAATCTTGAATCTGTAAAGACTGTGTATCTTTCTCCAACAAATTCAATGTTGTGTAATATTCCAAATTTTTAACACGATTTTCAATACGACCAATGTCACGCATAGTGTATCTACGATTATCAATAGTGGTTACTTCAATATCAGAAGTAATATCAAACACATATGGTTTTTGTTTAATTACAAACAAAGGCATTGTATCGTCAGACACATTTGGCTCTTTAGGATTTAAAGAACTAATACCTTCAACAATAGAGAATATACCATTCTTGTCCAAAACAATCTTGTCAGTTCTTGGCAAGTAATAAGAGTAATCAGTTAGAACATCGCTAGCTGGATCAATGAAGTCGTTTACAACAGCACCAACTCCACCAAAGCCTGTACCATTATCATTGATTCTTGGTCTGAAGTCCAAGCAATCTCTTAGTTGGTAAGTTTTTCTGTTATCGGTAAATGTAGGAATATCTTTATAGGCAATTCCAGTATATGAGTTTACCGAAAAGTAATCACCAGAACCATGGGTAAAGTAATCAAAGGTAATACGAATTGGGTTAGTTGGTTTTGGTGAACCAGCTTTCAGTCTAACTTTGCCAAGGCCATAATACGTTAATTTTTGGCCATTGTCTAATTCATATCTGTCAGTAATGTCAACGTCTCCAGTCGTGTTAAACGCAGTTCCAAACGCATCTGGAGACATCATTACAGATGTTAGTTTATAGACGTCAGCCTTACCTAAAGACACGACAGTTGCCTGAGCAGTATTGGCATCGGTATAATCAATTGTGGCACCAGACACCAAAGTTTTAGTCTTCTTGTCTGCCGCAGTATTTGTCTTTGTAAGTTTGCCGACAAGTGCCACGTCAGCAGTAGCATAGGCTGATACATTGGCAGGCGAGTTTGACAAAGCAGCAAGGTTAATAGTAACAGAAGTGCCGCCACCTGCTCGTGTCACAAAAGTTGTTGGATTTAAATATTGACCAGCGTTTGTACCACTCTTAACAACCAAGATGTAAGAAGATGTAGCGATACTGTCAAATGTCTCATCAGTACCAGCTGAAATGGTTACAGTATTGGAAGATAGTGTTCTTGCATATGAACGCTTAACATCATAAGAAGTTTCAATGTTTGTTGGGTCAACAGTTTTAATTGTTGAATATGGAAACTCAAATAAGTGTGCTAAGTATTGTGTTTCGTTATATGCAGCTGTATCATAATAAGCAATGATACCAGTTTGATTAGCTGTTGGTGCAGTATCTACCACTAAACTTACAGCATTTGTAACAGAAGTAATTCTATAACTTATACTGTTAATTGAAATAAAATCATTAGTTGTTACTTCATTAGTAAACAATGTAGCAGCACCAGTAATTACGTTACTTCCGTTTGTTGTTGAAACAGAACCAGATAATGCAATCTGTGTTGGTGAAATGTTAGCAGTGAAGGTACTATAACCTGAATTGCCCACTAGTAATTGTTTAACATCACGTTCAAACACATAACCAGCTGTCATAGAAATGTCAAACAACCAACATTTATAAACTGCCGTTGAAGTTCCTGGTGTTCCAGAACTAAATTCTAAACCTCTAATTCTTCCAGTTCCGATAGCAGTACCACTAGAAGAACCTGGAGTTGCTGTGTATCGGTCATAAAAGGCTACAGATGGGAGTATTGACAAATCTGGAATTGAAAATAGGCCAGTGATGTAAATATAGTTACCAATTGTTGTACTAACTACACCATTGTTTACGTTAGCATATTCTCTGGCTTTATTTCCAATAGTATATTTTGTTCGAATGTTCTCAACTTCATAACCACGAACATATGCTTTTCCTGGCTGAATGATAGTCATTAACTTGTTGTCATCACCACCATTAGCAGCCTCATAGTAACCATTACTTGAGACATTACTGCTCTTCAAATGGTTAATGATATTCAAGGTGTAAGGTTTTACAATGTAGTTGCCAGATTCGTCATATGTTCTTCTAGCAAATGTGTCACCCAAGATACTGTATCGTGGATCCAAGTTCTGAGAAATGACTTCACCATTTTCAATTTTAATCAATTCAATGAAGTTAGGGTCATCGTTAGCATTAAATGTGACAGGACGTGTGGCCAAATCTAATGCAATTTTATAACGGTCGGCACCAGGCGCAATATAGTTACTTGCACCAACAGCTGGGTCAAGTAATGAAGTATCTTGTGAAGAAGTTGTTGTTGATTCTGTTACTTGGAAACCAATAATAGTATTGTTAGCCAAAGCATATTTTCCTGCAACCAAAGTTTGGCTATCAAAATAAGCAAACACACCTTTAGTGAAGATAACACCAGATGATACAGAGAACGCAGTAGCTACACCAGTTGGAGTAGTAGCTGCAACTTGTAATGTCACATTGCCTGATTGTGTGGTAATTAACTCACCAGCCTGAAAGACTGTGTTAGAACCACCAGAATATGGTTGTGATGCTGTATATTTTACGTAAATGGTTGATGGGTCACCACCAGATGTTGAACTGATAGAATTAACAACAATAGCTTTTACGTTAGAAGTTAAACCTGTAATCGTTTCATTAATCAACGAAGAAATTTTAGTGTCAGAAGTATTAGCACCATATGATGCCGTCAATTTAACATAGTTGTACTTATTATCAACAACTTGACCACCAGGAACAACGATTGAACCTTCTTTATAGATGCCTTGGCCAAAACGCTCAATTTGTTTTTGTAGTGATGTTTGTAACTGTGTTAATTCACGAGCCTGGACTGCACGACCTGGTCTAAACAAGATACGATAAAACTGTTTCGTTTCATCGTAGTCGTCATAGTAGGGATTAACATTATAGTTCTGCGCCATAAATTGCCTTTAAAACTGTATTACAAATTTAATATTTTCTGCTTGGCCATCTGCTCTATCAGTTTTGGCCGCATTCTCAACATAGAGAATGTCACCAGAATACGGTTCGAATTCTGGATTTATTTGTGAAACGATTGTTCTCGATACACCTGAAGTTGTTCCAGTTAAAGAAGCACCAACCACAAATGTTCCTTGTGTATTTGTCATTTTAACTGAAGTAGAGGTCTGAGAATAAACATAACCATATGCTGTTGCTGTATTTACTGAAGCACCTTGGTAAACATACTCATTAAGAGAATATGATGAACCCGCAGTCAATGTAATAGTTCTCGCCTGTGAAATAACAGCATTTGCTGTTGAATTATTTGCTACTGATGTAACGCCATATTTATGTGGGTTCCTAAGCAAACCAAATTGTCTAAAAGCAGTATCTACAGAAATTAAACCACTTTCTGTAGAATCAACTTCTCCAATTTTACTTGCAACCATAACATTAGTAGCAAGTAAGTCTTTAACTGGATTCTTTGCATGGCCATATTTTGGCGCAATGATACAACGAGCATTTGCATTAGTTCCAGAACCAAAGATGATGGCGTTAGCATACGTATAACCAGCACCAATTGTAGTTACTGTAATCTTATTGATTGCACCATTAGATACAGTTGCTGATGCAGCTGCCAAAGTGCCATCTCCGTCAAAGTAAATTCTTGTGGAGATTGACAGGTTGTTTGCAGTTGCGGCACCACCGCCATTAGCAGTAGTGGCAGAAGACAACGTAATCTTATTGTTTGGTGAATCTAAGTTGGAGATAAAAGCACCAACTGGAATACCAGTTCCTGTAACAGACATGTTGGAAGAAACATTAGTTGTATTGGCCAATGTAAGAATTGTGCAACCTGTTCCAAATGCGGAACAAGTAATAACGTTATGGTAATAACCTGTACCGCCAGTTTGAATAACCACAGTTGTCAATTCGCCAGCAACCACACCCGTATCATCTAAACTATAGTCAGACAATGTACTAGCGGTGTCAGACCTTCTTGGTGTTGGAATCCAATCGTTAGTTAAAAACTTGTTGGAAGAACGAACATTAAACATGTACTTCCAAATATAACTGTCGGCTGTTGAGATTACACCATTTGAAGTGGTATAGTCTCCTGTTGGTTCAACTGTCGAATTAGCCGTTGCATTATTAGACAAACATTTGTAAACATTTTTAGTCGAAGTAATGACATACATCGGTTTCAAGTTTTGACTAACGTTTGCGGTAATTAAGTTTTCCAAGCCAATAGTGTCGTCATACTGGCGGTACTTTGTGTTTGCCGTCCAGTTGACCCTTGGAATAACATGTTCTACGTCATTTGCAGTAACTTTCTTAGCTGCAAACATATTGTCCCAAACTTCTTTTTCATTTGAGATGGTTTCTACGATTGAATCTGGAGATGCCTCATTAGCATATGCCACGTGGCCACCAATGAAGACGTATTCAATTGATGGAGTAGTATCGCTAAAAGAGTTTTTAAATCTCTCAGCACTATTCAAAGGTAGTTTTTTTGATGTGTAATTTGTTGCCATGAACTATATTTATGTTACAATTATCAAAGATTGTGAGTTGGCATTGGTTGTAAATGCACTGGATACAGTTAAAGATGTATTACTTGTAATAGCATTAACTGTTCTGATTTGATTATTTACAGAGATGTTTGAACCAACTGTTAGAATGCCACGACTGTTGGCCGTAACAAATTTGGTCAAAGTACCTGTTACGTGAATTGAACTATTGACATTGACTCTGCCGGAAACAGAAACTTGTTTATCCGAAGACAAACTAATATTTGTGTCAATAGTTCTGTTAATTGGATATTCAGCATACTGTTTGAAACCAGCTGGGTGTAACAATCCTTTTAAAATCTCTCTATACTTAGAGAATTCAACTTGTACGGATGTCACATAAACAAAGTCCGTGTAATAGTTTAGGCCTTCAAGTTTTCTATCCAATGAGGACAGAATACCTTCTGAACTATTCCATTTACCTGGGAATGAAACATAAGACCTTTCAATTACGGCCTCAGCAGTCGCAGTTCCATCTCCAGACTGTGATAAATCAACCGCAGGCAAAAACTCATAACCTGAACCGGTGTCAGTAACACGAATTGATTGAATCTGGCCAACAACTGTAGATGTGTTACCACTAATGAGCTCTGAGTCACCCATAATAGAAACAATCTCCACGTTAGCATTTACAGCTGATGTGTTTGCAGAAGAAATGGTAATAGATGGGAAATTGTCTTGTACGTAACCTTGGCCACCAATTAAATCTCGGTCATATACACCAACTTTTGCAAATGTGGATGTTTTAGTGAATGCTACGTTGACATTGAATGATGTTGATGATGTGATACTGTTAATGTAACGAGCTTCCAAATTAATCATAATCTGGTCACCAACGAACAAATCAGATGTGAAGTTTGTTCCAGTACCAGTAACTATAATATCACCAGATGATGCGTTTGCGGTACCTGGAATTCTGGAAGGACCAAATTCAATCCTAGTAATTGCACCAGTTGAACTGACGTTAGTTACCGCAGCTGCAGCACCTGCACCTGTTGTTGATGGTGGGTTTGCACCAAAGACAACTTCATCGCCTTTTTTATAACCTTGGCCGCCAGCATTAATTCTGATTCTACCTAAAGAACCAAAGTCTTTTAATCTAACGTTTGTGTTAGCAATAGCCAAAGGACTATTAGCATTATACGTTATAGTATTACTTGATGAATTTGATGAAAGAATGGATACATTGGTGATTGGACCTAATGAGGTCAATGTTGTTCTGGACAACGCATCAACAATTCTTGTACTTGCATTTTCACCAGTTGGAATTACATTAGCTGGAAATCCATAATCTGTATTTGAAAGTTGTATACTAGAATATGTCGAGATAACATCAGTAAACAAGGTGAATGTGTTTGGACTAAGTGTACCGCTTGTGTCAACCGTATTAATCGCACCAGTAACAACTGTGCCACCTGGACCAAATCCTTTAAAATCATCACCTGATTGGAATCCTGCACCACCAAAACGGACATTCATTACGTCCACAAAACCTGTTGAAATAGAATCAACTACAGCTTCTGCTCTGGTTGTAAAACCACCACCATTAATTGGAACTTGGTCGCCAATATTGTAACTTGCGCCGCCATTGATAACATTGATTAGGTTAACAGTAGAGATGGTGTTAGAACCAATGGTGATTAATGTTGTTCCATCATCACCAATAATCTCACAGGTAATTTCTTCAGCATTTAGGAATGTGCCATCTAAATTCTTGGTATTGATGTATAATTCAATTGCTGTTTGTTGTGTAATCAACCTTGGTGCGGCACGTTCAACAATTGCACTGGCACCAGATGTTGTACCAATAATTCTTCTGGAATTAAATGCGTCAAAGTCAAAGCTTGGATAATATACTTTGATAACCATACCAACTGGCGGTGCAGTATAGAAGATTAACTTTTTAGTTTCTTTACGTACAGTATATCCACTATTCAACAAAACACCATTTTCATACACACGAAGGTCTGTTATAAGTGCTTGCTGAGCCAAATAGAATGTGGTGGTTTCACCATCACCAACATAGGAAGTATATACGTCATTGTCAATTCTAAGTACATTCTCAACAACCCAATCGCCAGCGGATGCTCTAAGAATATTGTCTTTTGGCAAAGTAAATTCAACTTCTTCACCATAAAGAATTCTAAACAACAAACTGAAAGACTTCTCACTACCTCTTGATAGGTACAATGGAAGAACATTCTTAATTAAAAAGGCTTTATCAATCTGTTCTGATTGTGGTAAAAGTGTTGCAAAATTTGATACGAAACTTTCTCCAAACGCATCAATTGAATCATCAACGTCAGAAATATATCGTAAGTTTTTGGCCTGAGTAACTAAATCATTCTGTTGGGTTCCTTGTTTAGTTTCAAGGAACTCATAGTAAGCTTCTAAGAAGTTTACGAATAATGGATATTCTTCCCGAACATACTCGGGTACTTGTTGATTTACAAGAATTGAATTTTTAAAATCTGACATTACGAATTAACTTTTAATAATTGCGTAGCAACTGCTGATGGGTCTGTTTCATCAATAGTAATAATAGTGTTTCTAATCGATTCAATAATACCAGATTCAGATTCTATACTCAAACGAATTAAACCATCTGAAGTAGCAACTGCTAAAATTCTTAAATCGTTGATTGTAATAACACCAGTTGAGTAATTAATTGTACCTACACTTGGATTTATAACTTGCCTATTGGCGGTACTATCGTAATAAATTGTTCTAATTGTTCCAACTTTAGTATCGATTACAGCCGATGCTGCAGCGTTATAACCATCACCACCTGTAATAGTAACAACTGCACGGCTATAGTCAGAGCCACGATTTGTCATTTTGATTTCAGTAATTCTACCATTTTGGATTACAGCCACAGCTGTTGCACCTACGCCATCTCCAGTAATTGTTACCGTTGGCACAGTTTGAAAACCATAGCCTGCGTTTGAGATTTCGATAGAAGAAATGCCTGTTGAAGATTGTGGAATTTCTTCAATGACAGCAGTACGACTAACACCACTATTATCAACTGTAGTAAACTCCGATGAGGTCATTCTGTTTGTGATTGTGCCACGATGTAGTGGAACACCAAAATTAATAGTATAATTAGACGTTGTTCCTACTTCTGGTTGGAATCTTTTTTGTAATCTAACAACCGTTTCTGAACCAATGATACCATTGAAGCTAACATGGTCAATTTCGTCTTGTAATTTCGAGAGAGCGAAAACACTATTAAATTTATTAAGGTAAGTATTTTTGTAACCAATGATTCCGTTCCTGATTAGAGTTCTTAATGTATTCTCATTAAGAGATGTTTTTCTATCATCATATTTCACAACCGAGTTTAAAATCAAATACAAATACTCGGGGTCACGAATTTCAGCGCTAACTGAAACAATGGCCTTTGGTTTAATAATCTCATTGATAATTCTTGTCTTTTCTGATTCTGTGATATAGTAGTTTTCTTTTGGTTTCAAAGAAATCAAAACTTTACCATAGATTGGTGGAATTTCATCTTCACCACCCCATACTGATAATGAATCAATACTTGGATAATTCTTCTTAATGTAGGACTCATAGTCCACCTTAGTAACTAAACGATTCTGCGTGGCAAATTGAACTGGTGATGCTGATTTAATTTCATCAACTGTTTCTCTATCTGAGCCACCACCTGCAACAGAGACAACTTGAATTACACCGGTACTGTAAGGGCCAATGGCAGAAGACATTCCGAAACCATCAACCTTGTTGGCTAAAGTGCCGTTTGTTGACAAATAGCCAACTGAAATTACAGAACCATCTTCAATCTTACGACCAACAGTTCCATTACCAAAATAGATTTGATATTTTCCGCCTTTAGATTCTTGCAAATAGAATACGGCAGAGTCAGCGCCAACATCCAAAATATCCGTCACTTTGTTATAAACTGTGGTTGATGTATTACTTGTGGATGGATTTACTGATACAGTAATTGTGGATGTATCAATGTCCATATCAGGCAAAGTAAATATTGACTTTGGATTAGCACTCTCATCATAATTGAAAGTGTAATTCAATAACTGGCCTTCTTTGATTTCTAAATTCTCAAAGTAATAACTGGTGTCAGATTTTGTGACAGTAACGCCATTCATAACCACAAAACCAAAAATACGTTTATCTACCAACTTAGAATTAAAAACATATCCCTTTGGAATAGTTAATGTATCCAATGTTGTGTTACCACTATTGATTGTTAGGTTGATAGTTGCTGTAGGTGCAGTTTTAGAATAAGGCACATAGCCTAATGTCTTGGCATGAGAAACCACAGAATCACGCAACAGGGCAGTATCTAAGAATGCCTCGTTGGCAACCATGTTTAGATAGTAGGCATTATAGTGTGTATTGTAAGCTAAAAGATTAACCAAAACATTTAAACCAGAACCCTCAAAATCATAATCTTGGAATTCAGTTTGTTGTTTTAGGAATGATTTTAGGTTGGTCTTGATTGTATCGAAATCAAGGTCTGTTACCTGTAAACGATTTTGTGCCATTTATCGTACTCGTTCTAAGAAAAATTGTATTGTTACTGGTTCGGTTCTGTTGAC